GTTGATCTTAAACTTCTTACTACAAAAACTTTCTGTCGAAGAAAGGGACCGAGCCATAAAGAATTTTTGCCATGCAAAGATTAATTATGATGTGGAACCTATCAATGAAAAGAATGGTTTAGTAGACCAGTATCAGAATTGGAAATCGAGAGAGATGGGAGTTGTCCAACAAAGTAATGGACAACTGATGGGCAATGTTCTTTCATTTCCGGTCTTGTGTTTAGCGAATTATCTGATATTCAGACATACAATAACTAAATTCAACAACATGAAGTTCGCTGAGAAAGTTGAAAAACTTTCTTACGACGATCTAGTATCCGGGGTTAATCATCTTCCTAAAGAAGTTGAAGTACCCAGGGTTTTGATCAATGGTGATGATATCTTGTTTTGTTGCTCACAAGAGGTATACGACTTTTGGTGTGTTGAAACACGTCGAAATGGTTTTTTTCCTTCTGTTGGAAAGAACTTATTCTCCTCTGAAGTCTGTCAAATTAACTCGGTTTTATTCGATGTTAGATATGACGGTAATCAGGGTGAAGAGTTCGTTCGAAACATAGAAGTTATCAACTATTTATCGATGGGTACCATCACTGGTCGCGGAAAGGGAAAAGAAGATCCCATGGAAAGGAAATCCATCACGCAATGTGAGGATGAGACAGATGCGCTAGAGATAGAAGTTCCGTCTTTCGGTTCAAACTTAAGGTCCTTTAGTTGGACTGAGAAGTTTATCTCAAAAGAAGAGTGTCTAAAGCTCTTTTTACATCATCGACCTGATCTAAATAATTTCTTGAAAAAGAATAAGTGGATCTATGAAAGGTCATTCGACTCTTGGAGTTCGATAAATTCTAAGGAAGGTTCCTCTCTTGAGAGGTCCTGGTCCGGTCTTTATATGGAAACCCAAAGGGAGAGTGAATTCGATGTAGCGCGGTATAGGGATATTGGCAGGAGAAATCCATTTTATGATCTAAATTTGGACTTCTCGGAACATGAACAGGTGAAATACATGAACAGCTTATGAGTTGGCATGGTCGCCTGGCCGGTTATAGTTTGTTTCTTCCTAATCTTCATTGAAGACCGGGTCGGTGACGGACAAAATGGTTACCTTAGCAGATATATGTTAATAGTCTGGTGATACTGATTAAGA